ACTTTCATTATTCCATTCTATGAGGTCAACTACTAAATTTCCAGCCCATTCTAGAGTGGCCGTACCGTCTATTAAGTAAACGGCCACCTTCAATTCGTCATCGTCTGATTGAAGATAACCTTCTAAAAATCTATCAAAAAACGCTGTATTAACACCCGTTCTATCTTCTTGTACATTGGCGTAATTAATTGTAGTTTCAGAAGGCATCAAAGGAGATACTATATACTCTTCTACGTCTTGCCACTCCGTTGAAATATCAATTATCTTTGGATTGAATATCGGTACAAAACTTGCGAGATCCGTAACGTCATTTTTTATAGATGTTTGTGTAGTATATGTTTCGGTGTATACTGTTATTTCTGTTCTGTTAGCTCCTGAACTGTACGTAAAACTACTTACATTATCAGATTCTTCTGTGACTCCTACTATAATAATGGGTTGGTTTGCTTCTATATAGTCCGTCCAATCTCCAGCCAAATAAAACACACTACCCGACCCTCCAATGATTGCAGCATTTAACCCTATGTAACTTTCACCGTATAAGTCAACTCTATACGTTTTACCATCTGATGAAATTAGTGTGCTTTCAAAATACTTGTTCATTTTTTATCTTGTAAATGCTCTTTCCCTTTCTTGTACTAAAATCAAATCTCTACCACTTATTCGAATATCCATAGAGTTCATAAATCCTTCAGACCCACCCCCGCCCAAAAATGGTGGAGGCGGTGCAGGAGGAGGGGGTGTTAAGCCAGTATCTATTCCTTTTTTACTTAAAGAAGATATGGCAGCACCCGCAGCCACCAACGCAACACCTCCAATGATTGCGGCTGCGGGGTTCATTGTTGCAATTGAGGTTTGCAATAGTGCCTCAGCGATACCCATTGCTATCATTGCCTCACCAAATTGGCCCATAAACTTACCTATGGAATCAAGCAACCCCAGCCCAAAGTCCTCAATGGTCATATCCCCGCCAGACATCACATCCCCAAGAAACTTGCCAAACGATACAAGCCCCTCAGTTGCTAAATCTTGCAAACCATTTGAAAGGGCCGCACCCATTTCTTCTCCTATTTTTAGGGCCTTTGTTTGTGCCGTTGTTGCAAAATTACCAATACTTTCAACAGCTTGATCAAAGCCGTCTTTATTCATTTTTACATCAATCTCTATTGGTTTCACTTTCACCAAGTCATTTGGATTGGCTATGTTTAGTTTACTAAAATCTAGTGTAGGCATAGGAACTACCATGCCATCCAAAGAAGATTCAATGGTTTCTTTTATATTAGCAGTTATGGTTTTTGTCGGTGTTGGTGTTAAGTCTTTTAGAAAGTCTCCTTGAAATATTTTTGACTGCTCCGCTTTGTTTTCGGCCAATTCTTTTGTGAACTTTTTTTGTTGTTCTAATAAGGTGTCGAAATGTTTTTTGTTGTTCTTTTCTGTCTCAGCAGCTGCAGGTGCGTTTATATCACCAATTATTGCCCCAAAATTATTTCTGGGTATATTTTCAATTGACTTGCCTATATTTTCAATTGAACTTGTTAGCTCGCTTTCAATAGTAAGTAGGTCTTTTAGTACATCTTCTTTTAATGACAACTTGACTTTTTTAGTCATGCTTTTTATTAAATCAGCATAACTTGTATCTAGCTGATTTATGAAAGCGTCTTCATCCGTTAGGTTTTTTAGAGTAGTCCCGTATGTACTATTTATTTCATCAATTAATCTCTTTCTGTCTTTACTGCCTTTGTTTGTTTGTTTTAATTTAGCAAAAACATTATCTAACTTTGCTTTCTCGCCATCCAGGTTTTTTTGATATTCTTTTGAAGTTTTACCAAGCAATTGTTGTGTCTTAGTAAGTTCTACTGTTTTATCGCTTGCATCTGACATGGCAATTGCTAACCCCCCAATAACTAAAGTGACACCCACAATTGCCAAAACAATAGGATTTGCAAGTAAAAAAGCAAATGCCGTTGACAATGCCCCAACCATAAAAATCAAAGGCCCTATTGCAGCCGCAAGTGCTGCAATTACAACTATTGTTTTCTTTGTCCCATCCGAGAGTTCTGAAAAACTTTCTGCCAAACCTTTCAATTTGTCAGCAAATGGTATCAAGTATTCCGCTATTATTGCCCCAAATTCCTCACTCAAATCCCCTATTGACATTTGAAGCTGTTTAAACGGCCCAAGACCAGCACGGGCAGCAGCTTCAGCACTACCGCCATACTGCTTTTCTAGTTCATCCAGTATTAAGTTTTGAGCATCTGCCAATCTATTGGTCTCCACCAAAGACTTGACCAATGTCTTCTGCTCTGTGCTAAATTGTATACCCGCCCTACTTAAAGCAGACAAATTAGCTACTGGATCATTTAACGCCTTGCCTAGCATTATGGAGCTACTTTTTAAGTCTCCATCTAATCTTGTAGCTAAATTTAATGCGGCTTCTTGTGTTCTCTTAAACTCACTCCCCGCTATATTAGTGAAAGTCAGCAGCTGAGCCGTTGCGTTTTTCAATATCTCTTCATCACCAAACAAACTCGTTTTTTGCAAGTCGCTTGCCATTTTCTGCAATTGCTGACTTGTGATGCCTACTGCATTCCCCGTACTCTTTAAACCAGCTTCGACTTGTGCTATTGATTTGGCTTGCTCGTCAAACGCTTTCAAAGATAAGGCCATCATCCCGACAATCGGAGCCGTTACATACATAGACATTGACTGGCCTATGGACTTCATTTTTTTGCCCGTGTTTTCTAGGCTTCGCGTTAAGTTCTGTGAAGACGTGCTAAACGCCTTCATATCAAACCCCGCCCTTATATTGATGCTCTTAGCTGCCATTTTTTACTTAAACCAATTTGGTTTTACTTCTTTTAACTTTTGCAATTCCTCTCTACTCCATCCATTCCCTTTTGACCCTTTGGGAGTGCTAATGTTTTCCCATTCAAATTTTATTAAATCAGTAGGGCTTTTCATTCTTTTGTTTCCAGCCGCTTTTAACGATACAAATGAAACAAATCTTGCAGTTTCCCAGTGCACTCTTTCTCCTACTTGTTGGTCCATCTTATGGCCATAGTAAGCGTCTAAGATGTCAACCATTGAATAACTATCTAAGGATAGTGGGCTCTGTTTTAATGCACCTAAAACAAAACCCCTGATCCAATTAATCAATGGTTGTTCTACTTTTTTGCTTCTGATTTTAAAGTGTTCATAGCCGCCATGTCCGCTGACATTGCCTCCGTAAACGCTGTTAATAACCCCATGTCTTCATCAATTGCGTCAATGATAAAGTCCTTTGTTACTTTCTCCCCAGCCGCCTGTAGTCCAGCATAAGCTATCTCTACAATGGTAGCCATTTTGATATTTTCTCCTAGGTCAGAAATACTTTGACCGCTTTCTTTTTCAAACAACAATATTGCTTTAAATCCGAACTTAAATTTGTACTCTTTGTTTTTAATTTTAATCATAATTTTTATATATATAAAAAAAGGGTAGGCACCATACCTACCCTTTAATTTGTTAGCTTTTAACGATACTAAGTAATCGCTGCTTTGGTTACAGCTCCAGTTCCTTCTAATGATACAGAGAAGGTACTTGATTCCTCAAGCCCGTCCGTTCTTTCAAGTGAGGTAATGTAGCAATTCCCGCTATATTCTTGATCTCCAACTACATCAGTAGTCCATGTTACAACCACCTTGCTTCTTAGTATAAATTGGCCATATAAGTCTTCATAGCCATAAGACGCATCTTCAGCGAAAAACCCCTCAGCCGACCCGCTGAACGCCATTTGCCCCTCTAGACTTTCTTTCCAACCTGCTGAGTCTTTTGTAGAAGCGTCACGCGTAGAGTGGTCTAATGTTAGACTATTTGATGTTAAATGTGCAACGGTTACCCCGCCCACTTGTATTTTTGCTAATGTTCCGTTAAGTATTCCTGTACTTGCCATGTTTTATTATTTTTATTAATGCAAACTTAATTGATTTTATTTTTTCTTTTTGTAATTTTTTTAACTATTGGCGTCGTCTCATTTTTTGCTGCTATCTCTAAAATGTGCTCCACTTCTTCTTCTTTGGTATATCCATCGAAATCTTTTGCAACACCTAAATCAATCAACTCTTTCCCTAGGTTATTTGAAACTCTTAATTGTGTGCCCTGTGGCAACACTTTTAATGCCACGGCGTAATTTTCTGTTAATTGTATTTTCATAAATTTAATGTTTTTGCTTTTTTATCAATATATTTTTTTAGTTTAGAACTTGCTTCTGTGTGTGTAGAAACCCCCGTTTGACTCCACGTTTTTTGCACAAAGTTTTTACCGCCCGTTGGGTCTGCTTCGTGAGTACCCGTTCCATATTCTATCCACCAAGCATAAAAACCATCGTACTTTTTAGCACCGTTGCCATACCTAGGGCCTACTAAAACGTTCGGGTAGCTCCTTGAAGGTGATGTTTTTATTGCAATTGATTTTTTTAAATCGCCCGGGTAATATACTTTATTCCTAACAATAATAACATTGTCAGATTCGGGGGCGTTTAGTTTCATCGCCATCAGTATTGGCTCTGCTTGTCTTCTCAAAATCTTGAGTATCTCCTTACGCTTCATTTTATCACTTGAAAGTGATCTTATTTCCCTAGCAACTTCTTGTATGCCTCCGATTTCAAATACTCCCGTCGTCATAATTTCTTTATTGCCGTTAAAAACAGACCCTCACGGTCTAATTCTTGCACTTCTACAATATCGTAATAATTGCCATTATATAGCACTCGCATTGCTTCGTTTATTCCATCAAAAAAACGGATTTTAAATCGCACCTTATTGGTGGCCGTTATCTGATCAGCTTGTACGCTTTCGCTTCCGCTTACCTTGGTTACTGAGGAGAAGGCCGTGTGAAAGGTAGACCAACTTGACGTATATTCACCTATTGAATTGTTTGAAAAAGTTTGATTTTCTATTACTATCTTTCTGTCTAATCTGCCAATATTCATCATATCTCAGTACGTTGACTAATT